TAATATAAATGTCAAAGATTATTATATTTATTATTTTTATCATTATTTTATCAATAATACTTTTTTTACGACATAAATATTGTTTCTTTAATATTAAAAAAAACCCTTGGATTAATTCGTGTAAATCATATTCTGTTTATACGAAGGATTCAAAAAAATATTTAGAAGCCGATTTATTATATACCGAAAATGATTCAGAAGAAAAAGTAAGAAAAAATAAAATAAGATTACTTCCTTTATTTAATAATTGTATTCTCGATAATGATGGGGGTTATTTAAAATATAAACCAACGAGTGAAGAAGATTCTTATATTACGAATAAATTATTTCCTAAATATAATGGAAAAACTATTGATAAATTAAAAATAAATGAATGTGTAATGTTATCTGTGGATATAGATAAATATAATAAAACAAGAGAAGAAACTATAAATATTTTAAAACAATATAAATTTCCAAATATTTCAACACATTTTGGATACACGCCTTCTACAGTTATAAACTCAACTTTTTTAAAATATATGAATTATAATTCCAAAAAAATAAAAAATCGGCAAGACCGGGACGCACTTGTATGTGGAATGTTAGAAGTATTTGATAATTTTGCGAATAAAAGTAACGATAATGAATGGTTATTATTTGTTGAAGATGATGTGAGAATAGTAAATGTAGATAAAAATCAGAATTTAAATTTTTTATATAACGTACCAGTGGATGCAGAGTTAATACGGCCTTACACAGGATCTTACAGTAAATGTGAATTAGAAAATATAAAATATAAACAATCTTATGGCGGGGTTTTAAATCACGCATTTTATATTTCAAGAAATGGTTGTAAAAAAGCTGTAAATTATGCTAAAAAATATGGTTGGCAATTTTCTTGCGATATAGATTTATATTGGATATCTAAATTTAACAAGGAAGTAATGTCTGGGATTGATGGATGGTGGTTGTGGTCAATAGATGGAATATGTGATACGATAAAACTTGAATCTGAAAAAGAAAAAATAATAATGTATCACATGGATCATGTTATATTTAGTCAAACATCGGATACATCGGCAATTCCTAAACCATAAACCATTTAAATTATAGTTAAAAAAATAATATCACGATAAAGTAATGCTCGGGACTGAAATAGAGCACATTGATGGTCTTAGTACGTCTAATACTGATAATATGGCTGAACTCGAAGATATTCTAAAGTATTGTCAACTGGGTCGAGAATGTTCGAAATCTATTATGGATGAATACACAGCATGTGATAAGATAAGTAAAGAGGTAATAGTATGGTATTCTCATAACAAAAAGGTATTGAAACAACTGAATGACTGGACAACACTTTATAAAAATGAATTTATTGAATATGGAAAAAAGGTAAATGAAGTACAGGAAAGGATTAAAACCCTTAAAAAGAGCGTTGTTAAATCTTAGTATATTTTAAGTATTTCTGAAACTGCAGGGTGTCGTAATATGTCATTATTATCCATAGTGACATGTTCGATATAGTTTAGGTTTAATCCATACATTTTATTTGTTAGATCTTTTAGACCACTTCTATTACCAAGATCACTTTGGTTTAAATCACCCGTTATAACCAATTTAGTGTTTTTACCGAGTCTTGTTAATAGCATTTTCATCTGGTTAGGTGTACTATTTTGCATTTCATCTGCAACTATGTATGCATTATCAAAAGTTCTTCCTCGCATAAAACCAAGTGGTTCAATGTGTACGTGATGTTCGAGTTGTCCCCGTGTTAAATAGTTTTCAAATACATCTATCATCGGTTTTGTCCATGGTTCCATTTTCCTTTCCATTTCACCTGGTAGGTACCCCATATCTTCGTCAGCGCCTACAATTGGTCGTGTTAATACTAATCGGTTTATATTTCTATTTAATAGATTTTCAGCTGCAAGTTGACACGCAAACATGGTTTTACCCGAACCAGCTGGTCCTGTTGCGATTATAATAGGTTTAGAGGATTGTAATACTCGCATATATTTACACTGTCCAGCTGTTTTTGGGAAGTTCATCTATATAAAATAACTTAAGGTTTTTTTTTCTATTTAGATAATAAGATGATAACACACCCTATAAAACCTGTATTTGTAATTAAACCTGTAAAAAAGACTAGAAATCATATATTAACGCGGTGCGTATCAGGTAATGATTATTCTGAACAAACATTTGATGACGTAGACACTGTACTTGTAAAATATTTTACGTTTAGATCTACACAATATACATTAGCACAGGTCTACGAAATGGATAGGTCACCCATGAAAAGTGAATTCAATTGGTTATGTGATTTTTCAAATGAACATAATCCAAGTTCCGGTGACGATTTCATAGAGGCGTTGTACGCAAACGGTAAAACAAATATTGCAACTCGTATCATGGAAAATAGAGAAGGTTTATTAAAACGTTGGTTAACACAAACGACTGAAACAAATGGAGAAAAGTTAGGACTAAAAATGAGAAATAAAAACATGGATATATCACGAAAAATGTTAATGAAGTCTCTAGAAATTACACCTGAAACAAGCAAATCTTTTGATGAAGTATAAAGATATATTGGTATACTGTAATATGAAGTTTTATTTTATAGGTGTTATCAGAGGTGGGTATACAACAATAACGGACCCAGACGGTAAACCACGTATAATTTGTTTTAGTAAAAAAAAGACTGCTAATGAGTGTATAGACTACATAAGTAAATACCGTTCAAGCTACGGTGTATGGCCAGACATGAATTTAGATCAGCCTATTTCGCGAATAAATCCCGATAAAAATTTTAAGAAAAGAACACCCGAAAACATATCAGAATATATTTTCACTGAAGAAATGGTAAAGAGTCAACTCGACGAAATGTCAACCGGAACGGGTGTTTGTTACTTTTATTGTCATACTTTCGGATATAAAGAAGATTTACTACAAATATCATTATCTGGTCAGAAAATAGACGGTGAAATAAACGAGAGATATTATAAATCAAGATTAGATACAAGGTTAAAGAATGTATGAGTATATAATACAAATGTCATTTGTTAAGGAATTTGATCCAAAAAAAGAAGAACACGTTATTTGGTTACAAAAAATAGATGATGTCATGCAACACGTTACAGATTCTACAAAAGCGAGTTTAGATATGATGAAAACTGTAAATGAAAATCCATTTGGTATTAAAATGAAGAACCCAATGGAATGGGCACAAGCACATTTTCAATTGTGTATGAAATATTCACAAGCTGTTTTACGAGGAGTAGCTCATATTCCTACTCAAAGGTCTACTAATTAGAGATATAGATGAACGCGTTATTGGGCGGGATTTCTTAGTCATTTCGTGATATTCTTGTAGTGTAAAATCTATGGGTTCGGAATATTCATTCATTCTTATGAGTAATATTTTACCCATGATAACCATGTTTGTGAAAGGTCTAGGTAATCTATTTTCATTAACTTGTAATTCAAAAGGCGATTCATCACATTTCAATATTACGACATCTTGTTCAGGCCATTGTCCAACGAATGATGCTTTACCTTTTAAAATTTTAAATATTTCGTATTTTTCTGGGGATATATCAACGTTTATTTCATTAATTTCATTTCGCTTCTCATTTATTAAAACAGAACACGTCATTTATTTTATGTAAATAAAAAAAGTTGCTTTTAATAAATGAATAAAGTTACTAAATTATCTATAGCTGTTATAATTGTTTACCTGATACTAGAATATACTGACTGGTTTTCGTGGGGTGATACACGTGAGACTCACACTTCTGATGTATTTTTTGATTGTTCACCAGAAGATACTTCTGAATGTAAAAAAAATAAAATGGAAAACCTAAGTAGATATTAAATTATACAATTTAAGTAATAATGTTATCTAGAGAATACGCAAAGGAAAAATATGCCGATGTTATGGGTTTAGATATAGATCATAACATCGTTAAAAACCTTGAAATACATACATATAATTGGGCTTATATTAGAACAAAAGAATGTGGAGATACACCTGCATCAAATAATAGTAATCATATTGGACGGTATAAACAAAAATTTTTAAGCATGATGTATAATTTAAAAAAATCACCGAATTTGAAATCTCGTATATTAGATGGTGTATTAAAAACTGGTAATGCTGTCAATTTATCACCACAAGGTTTATGGCCCGATGGTCCACACGCTAAAATGTCAGAACAAATAGCAGTAACAGAAATGAAAAAACAACATGCGGCTAATTATATGCATGATAAAGATTACAAGGGTCTATTTAAATGTGGTAAATGTAGGGGGTATAAAACTACTTTTTACCAAATGCAAACTAGAAGTGCTGACGAACCCATGACTGTATTTGTTACTTGTCATGTATGTGATAGAAGATGGAAAACTTAAATCTTAATTCTAATCGAATATTCTGTATGTGTAAGATCCGTTGGTTGATCACCAACCGATAATACATAATTTAAACCTGTATTAACTTTTACGTTTCCTTTATTATGAGCTGCTGTTATATAAAGTGAATCATATGGTATATTATATTGTTTTAATTGCCATATTGTGAATACTTTTGATGCCGTATTTACAGGTCGAGCTGTTATAATAATAATTTTATACCCTAAGTTTTTTGCGTAATATAATAGATTAATAATAGGTGTATTAGCAACTCCATTTGTAAAAATAAGAGTATCATCTATATCAAACATAACTGCATCTTTTTGTGTTATAATTCGATCTTTTAGTATACTATCCATTTAATATACTTTAAGAATTAAAACTTTAAACAATAAAACATGGAAAGACAAATTGTAGATATTGAATACGAAGACGGTTCGCAGCACATTGGGCAAATATACAAAGATTTAGGTAATCATTTTTCTGTAAACTTTTTAGGATATGCAGGTGATGGTTTATGGGATTTTGATGGTGATCATGATCTTGTACCTAGAGAATCTATATCTGGATTTTATGATGCTACCCGTTTACAAGATACTGGTTTATATGAAATAACAAAAAATGGATATTATGTGGAAGTTGATTCATCTGACGATGAATATGTATTACCATCTGATTCTGATTCGGATTCGGATTCTGGTTCCGATGTTAGCTTAGAAGATGAATTTTAATATTTATTAATAATAAATGAATAAAATGAACAAAAGAAATGTTATAGCTGCTGCAATAACAATAGTTGTTTTGTATATTTACAGTAAACGTAAACCAGAAGAAAAAGAGAAATACTGTGCTATGTGTATGACTAAGTAAAATATCAGGGTATAATAGAAATGCCTAAAACAAAAAAGAAAGTACCTGATTGGAATATAGTCACTAAGGCGGGTACTCCTCAGTCTCACAGTACACCAAAAAAGTTAAAAAGTCCTATAGGTATTAATTACAATAAATGGATAAGGGGGTCACCAATGTCACCTAAAAAATTAAATATGAATACACCTAAGAAACCTGTTACAAAAAAAAGTTTATTTTATAGAATAAAAAAATACATCGTAGGTTAAGTAAATCAATAATATAAATACGAGCTTACCATATTTATATTATTTGTAAATAATATATGACTAACCAAAATAATAGTACACCAGATGGAAAACGTCTCGAAAAAATAACTGCTAATTATTTAAATATAGTAAAGAATATGCAATTGGGCGAAGAAAAACTTAAAAAATACAGAAAAAAAGAGGAACTAGTAAAACGACAACGGATGAGTATCGAAAATAGATTAGAAGAAATAAAACAGGAGAGAGATAAATTGGGGAAAATATTAAAACGTGAAGCCAACGCTTACTCAGTAAAAATAAAGAAGCGAAATACGTATCTACCCACGCATACATCTTCTTCGTCAAAATCAACAAAAACGTTAAATGAAAACAATAACCGTTATAAAAATAATAAAGAGAGAAAAAAAATAAAATTTTAAAATGTTTGTATAAATAAATGCCTTCTACGCGTATACAAGTTCCAAATAATAACACTGTGAAGAAGCAGTTCAGTGGTTTGAAAAGTAAAACCAAGCCAAGACAACCAGCATTTAGAAGACCACCATTACCAAAAAAACAAAACAAAACAAATAACTTTATTAAATTCGTGGCAAAGTTACAAAGAGGACTTTTTTTAAGACCAAATAGCAGATATAGTGTACCTAAGTCTTCCAATAAAAAATAAAAAAGTAATATATGAAAGATCCTTTTAAGACTCGTGTCACTAAGAACGACAAGAAATCTAAAAAAGGACTTTATACACAAAAATATATAAGGCTTAAACAAGAGACGCTTAATAACAGTAAGACAAACCAAAAAGACCATGGCTCCGTACAACCCACCAAGTACCCATTATAGTCAGTTTGACGTTTCACAATATAACGAGGATGATATTTTCAAGTTTATCGGTAAGAACGGTAAAAAGTTTTATTGGTTAACGCGTTACCTCGAGTTATCGTACATGTGGTATGATAAAAAACGTAAAGTTATTGAATTATGGGGACCATTTGATTCACTCCAGAATTTTCAAGCTCATCAAATTTTAGAGTGTGAATTAGACCTAAGTTGTAATAAAATAGAAGTATAAATTAAATAAAAACAATCAAAAAAAATGATATCCACCAGACCATACTCGCAGACTAAAGACCAAGATCCTCATTACTCTGCTCGTTATCAACTCACACCCGGATCTTTTCTACATGAAATACTTAACGGTAAAGATTGTAAATCTCGTGAAAGTAAACCTTTTTATGTTCAAAATCATAAAGATTATTTGACTAATTTGGAGAAAAATTATAAGTATTATGGCGTTCCTTTTAAAAAACCAAACGTTGAAGAATTACCTCCTTATAAATTAAAATCTGAACCTGGTGAAAACCACATCGACTACTTGGATAAAGTTATAGTTAAATTAAACGTTTTAAAAAATGGTAAAGTTCGTGTTAAGATTTTACCTCAAATGGCAATTTTGAATGAAAAATATTATTCAAAGGCAATAATTCCTCCTATTAAAAACATTTTATTGGCGTTGAAAAGTGTAGGATATTCTAAGGAATATATTGATAATATAGATGAAAAACATAAAAAAAGACTGAAACTTATTGAAAGTAAATGGATAAAATTGGAAAAGTATTTTGATACACCCTCTGTAAATTCTAAACAGAGAAAGAAAAAGAAGGAAAAGACGATTGAAAAGGAAAAGGAAAAAGAAATGGAAGTAGTAGAAGATGAAGATCCAGAAGAAGAAAAGAAAGACGATGACGAACCAGAGGAAGACGAGGCGATCGTTGTGGATGAAGAAGGTGACGATGAAGAAGCTGCTGAAGACGATTACGTATCAGATGGAGGAGACGATTAAAACTTAAGTCAAACTTTTTTTTAATAAAAAATAATTTACAAAATGAATATTTTCTTTTTATCTATGAATCCCGAAGAGCTTGCTTATATGTATTGTGATCAACATGTAATCAAGATTCTACTCGAAATATGTCAAATGATGTATACTGCATGGTTTTACTCCGATCAAACGGAATACGTGGAATTGAATGCACCTTATACTGTAAATGGATCACGTCGAGGGTACAAGGCTGCACATAAAAAACACCCAACAACGTTATGGATATCGTCAAATATAAACAATTACAATTTTGCGGGTGAAATTGGAATGTCACTCGCGCTCGAATATACTAAACGGTTTGGTAAAGTCCACGCGTGTTCTAAACATATACTTTGGTTATATAAAAACAAACCTTCACATTTCGAACTTCGTGAGAGTGAAACCGCGTATTATCCAATACACGACTTTAAACACGGATTAACACGAATACCAGCGTGTATGCCCGATAAATATAAAGTACCAAGTATTATTGAATCGTATAAGTTATATTATACAGGTGAAAAAGAGATTTTTGCGAGATATACTAGAGTTTAATTTAAAAATATACTATAAGATGAACTGGAAACGGTTTCGTAAACGTTTAAGAAAAAAACGTAAAAAAATACAAAAATTTATATATAAATACCCTGTTATTGTTATTATATTCTTACAATTAAGTATAATGGGGACCATTTCAATCGTATCAAAATTATTTAGTTCCCCACCATTAAAAATAGAAAAGAAACCCGAATATGAACACCGAATATATAGTGATTTTATTAAAAGTGTTAAGAAAAACGAAATCGTTAAAGCGGAAATAAACCCTCAAAATGATATCGTATACTTCGAAGAAAAGAATGGAACTATAGGTACTTCGTATTATACACCTTCGGAAGATTTTTGGAAAATCATGTCTGAAAGCCATATAGATTTTGATTTAGTTAGAACACCGATAAGTGGATCTTTTAATGATTTTGTATCGTTTATGTTCATAACTATAGGTTTCTTTGCTATTTTTAGAATGTTTAGTGGAGGTGGTCAAAGTCCTTTTTCTATGATGAAAAATGATATTGACGTAGAAAATCAAATAACATCGCGTTTTGATGATGTCCAGGGGATAGATAGTGCTAAGGATGAACTCGAAGAGATAGTTGATTTTCTTAAACAACCCGAAAAATATTTTGGTACGGGTGCTAAAATACCAAAAGGTGCCTTATTAACGGGTAAACCAGGTACAGGTAAAACACTTCTAGCGAGAGCTATTGCGGGTGAATCGTCTGTCCCTTTTATTCAGTGTTCAGGGTCATCGTTTGTTGAAATGTTTGTCGGTGTGGGTGCAAAAAGGGTTAGAGAAGTGTTTGAAATAGCCCGAGAAAATGAACCATGTATTATTTTTATAGATGAAATTGACGCGATCGGTAAGAAAAGGAGTATGAATGGGTTTGCGTCGAACGACGAACGAGAACAAACAATCAATCAACTCTTAACCGAGATGGATGGGTTTGATAACACTTCACAGATTGTTGTTATTGGTGCAACAAACCGTATCGATATACTTGACGATGCGTTATTACGACCTGGTAGATTCGATCGTAAAATTCAAGTTTCTTTACCCGATGTTCATGGGCGTGAAGAGATACTCAAAGTACACTCCAAAGACAAACTGTTAAGTGTCGATGTAAGTCTTCGCGATCTTGCAAAACAAACGACGGGGTTTTCAGGCGCCGATCTTGCAAATGTTATGAACGAATGTGCGATACGAGCTGTCCGTGATGGAAAATCTGGAATGATAACGCCCGATATTGTCGAAGACGTGTACCAAAGAATAGTTGTCGGTGCCAAAGGAAATCGTTCCGTTTCTGGGGCACGTAAGGCGCGAGTTGCGTACCACGAAGCGGGACACGCTATTATTGGTGTACTCATGTGTGAATACGACGAGGTTCGTAAAGTGAGTATATTACCAAGAGGTGATGCGGGTGGTGTTACATATTTCCAACCATCGACGGATGATATAGGTATGTATACGAAAGATTACCTTTTATCACAAATTAAGGTCGCACTTGGTGGTCACGCTGCAGAAGAAATCGTTTATGGACGTGACCATGTTACTACAGGCGCATCCAGTGATTTTCAACAAACGTTCAACATTGCGCGTGAAATGGTGACTACATATGGTATGAGTGAAACTATAGGTAAAATGAACATTAACCCCGATCTTATATCTCCCGTGACAGCAAACCATATCGATATAGAGATACACGATATAGTTGAAAATTGTTATACGGAAGTAAAGGAATTACTTAACACATACCGCGTTAAACTCGAACACCTGAAAGAGATACTGGTCGAAGAAGAGATTGTCGATGGGAGTCTTGTATACGAAATGATCGCATCGTGTGATTTAAGAGACCGATTGAAACCAAAGGATGCTACAATGCAAACATATATGGATACGTATGATAGTTTTGACTCGTATAGAGATGGGGATGATATTATTTTACCCTAATATTATATGAATGAGGAAGGTGAAATTATTTTTTTAAGTGTAAGTTGGTTTATTATATGTAGACGGTTCTTAGAAAATTTTAAATAGTAATTGATTTTTTTCTCAGCGTATTATAAATGTCTAGGGTTGGTGTTACAAATAGAACTCCCGCGCGAACATCTGAAACAATCGAATTAAATGTACTAAATTTAGAAAAAGAGTGGAAAAAAGTTAATATTAAATTGAAAAAAAACATGAAAATAAAAGAAAACATGGAAAATACGTTTCGTAAAGTGGTTACATCTACGAATCTTACAAACATGACACCAAAACAACAACAAAAATGGCGTAAATGGTTAAATGATTTTGAAAAACGCATTGAAAGATTTAACAAGGAAATTAATAAAATGAAAAAAAAGAGAAATGAAATAAATAATAAGGGTAAAATATCTGCGAAGAGGTCAAAAATAAGTACTAATAGTTTAAAAAAGATAGCTAATAATCTTAACATTAAATAATAAAAAATATTAAAATATCAGTACATAGTAATACTAAATGTCAAAACGTAAATCAAAAACAGAAACACCTTCATTACGAGAGACATCAAATAGAATAAAATATAAAAATTCTATATCTAAAATTATAAAATATAAAGATGAGTATAATAAGCTTATCAATATAATACAAAGCCATTTGAATAAAAGTGATGATAATATTAATAATGTTGATATAAAGATTAATAATATCAATAAAGAAATTAATGTTATTGATAAAGAAATTAACATAAAAACCCGATCGTTAAAAAAAACATCTTCTAAACAAGTAATTGATCCTTTTTCAACTCCTTCAAAGAATAAGATAAAATACAGTCTTTTATATGAAAATTTATCCAAAAAGAAAAAGCTACTAAATTCCTTGAAACAGAAATTATTCATAACTTTACGAGAACGAGATTCGTTTGAAGAACACAAAAAAATATTAAAAAAAATTTTAGAACAGTTTATAAAAACAAGAAATAAAATTCAAACGAGATTTAAAGTCTATAAAAATTTAATTATAAAAAAATATTCATTAAATCCTAATGAGACGAAGTTTTTGAATTCAGAAGTGAATGATATGAATAGAGAATTTCGTAAGGATAAAAACGGTGTTGGAAAGCTTGACAAATGGAAAAATATTTCAATGATAACCGAAAAAGAAAATAATAGATAAATAAAGATAAAAATATACACCTAAGTTCGATGTATTAAATTTAAAATTTAACTAAAATAATAGTCATTCAAGTTTCGATATATAATATACGAAAGTTGAATATACATTTTAATAATTGTTATTATATTAAAGAAAACAATCTAAAAATTTACAATGAATTATATTGCATGGGATACAGAGACCATAGGTCTTCCAACAACGCGTTACGGTGAAAAGGCTACACGCGAAAATATTCAAAAATTTGATAAATGTCGAATGTTAACGTTAGCATTTGTAAAATACAGTTCTAAAGGACGTGAACTCGGTTCGTATCACGGTACAGTGTACCCGGATACATTTGATGTTGCTGCGACTCACGTACACGGTATTACACAGGAGTACGCGAGAGAGAATGGACAACCGTTCGGGTACCTCTATGCATCCTTAAAAGAAGCTACGAAAGATACAAAACTACTCGTTGCACACAATTCTGCTTTCGACGAAAACGTTTTTTTTTCAGAATGTTACCGTCGAGGTTTTGATACAGAACCTTTTGATGATGTGACATTTGTTGATACTTTGGATATGGCGAGATCTATATATCCGACCTTGAAAAACCATAAATTGATTACCGTATACGATCACATTTTTGGTGAAGAGTTCGATGGTGCTCACGATGCGCTGAACGATGCGCGCGCGTGTGGTGATGTTTACCCCGTTATGCGTGATAAGGAATGGAATCTTAAAGATATAGGCGTTAAACGAGTCGTACTCAAAGCGTCTGACATCGCAGCT